GAGCCTGTTCGTATGTGAGTAGGTGAACTTGCATTATACTTGACGGGATAAGGTGGTGTTAAAGGCTTGGACTGCCGTGTATAGTGCCGCTGCTTCGGCATCAGTCAAGCCGCTGCCGATGGATGCGAAAGCGTATTGTTTGTTAGAATATGCTGAAATAGGTGAACCATTTGCTGCACCTAAAAATAATGATATGTTAGGCATTGTTTTTCCAGCATTTGAAACGGTATCGGTTGCCCCCAATTGCACACCATTTCTGAAAGCTTTATGTGTCGTGTCATTAGTTCTACTTGTTAACATTAAACCTTGTGCATTAGGAATTGACCTACTTATACGATTTGTAGTAAACCAATAATGGTCGGAAATTAAAACACCCGTATTTGTACCAATTGAAAATGAAGGTGTAGTTCCTCCGACGTATGCTGCAATATCCCTTTGATTGTTTCCGATTGCTGATGTTCTTGAGTAAAATGATAAGTGAGTATTTAACAAGGTTAAAGTTGTGCTTGGAGTTAAGAAAGTATTGGCATAAGCATTAGTTCCATTTGGCAATGCACCATTAGCTGAGTGAGTCCATCCACCAACAAAACTAAGTCTGAATGCAGCGTTAGTATCAGCAGGGTTTTTAAGGTTAAACTTGTGAGTTGTTGCTGTACCTCCTACCATAGGGTAAATCGCACTACACTTTGCCCAAGTTCCATCTGCTTTCATACTTGTAACCAATGTGCAGATAGCCGATGTAATTGTCGCATCGGTAATACCTGCCGCAGTTAAAAACGCATTGGCATCAGCATCAGCGCATCCTGCACTTGCATACCAAAATGGGTTGACTAAGAAACTCATGCGTAGTTTCCGATTAACATTACCTTCAAACCTTTCGCAGTGCCATTGCCTATCTGGTCAATGTCGATTGTTATCTCGGCATCATCAGCAAGTGCCGTGTCGCTTATAACTGGCGGAGTGGCAGCCGTTGTACTTGTAGTTTCTGTATTGTCGATAGTTAGCTTAGTGGATAAAATTGATGTACCACTTTCATTAATGTCAACAGTGAAGATGCTACCACTTGCTTGAGCCGTTGTGAGTGATGCTCTTACCGCTGTAAGTGTCACCGCTCTTGGCATCCTAAAAGTAATCTTAGCAGTTCCAGTTGTTAATGCAGTAGTTTCATCTGATGCAGCCACTACTAATTCAAATGGTGTAGCAATATTGCCACTGCCAAGCAATGATGTCGAGTTAATGGTCTTGATGTTAGTGCCGCTAACCAGTGCAGCTTGCTTAGCATCGAATGCCGTCCAATCAGCTGTGCTAAGCGCACCTCTGTTGGATGCACTTGCTGTTGGTAGGTTGAAGGTATGGGTATCTGTTGCTGAACTTATTGCAAAGTCAGTGCCCGATGTTCCAACTGCAAAGTTTTGCACTTGAGCAGTTAAGCCGTTTAATGAGTTTAGACCAGTTGAGAATGTGGTAATGACTTGGCATAGGTGACCATTCTCAGTATGTAGTTCAATTGTTCTACCTGATGTGTTTACAAAGACTCTAAGTGCTAATCTATCAGTTAATGCAAGGGTTGTAGCTGGTACTGCCAATGCAGTAAAATAAGCATCTAATGTAGTGCCGTTTGTAATACCTTCAGGTGTTGCTGAATCACTTGCAATTAAGGTAAATGTTGCACCATCATACTTATGCAATTCTACATAATATGATGGACTACCACCGCTTGATAATGCCTTAAAGAATAGTTCAAAATTCCAATTACCCGCTGGTATTGATAATAAGCTTGGGTCATTTGCATCTGTAATAAATTGTGCAATCAATCCATTACCTTGAGCATTAGTTCTTGTAAATGTAGTACCACCTCCAAAGACTGGAGTTTTACTCATTTCATAATAAGTAGAACCACCAAAAGTTCCTTGATTTACTGAACCATTAAGATAATAGCTTACAGATGACCCACCTCCACTTGATGTTGGAAAGTTTGCAAGTTGACCATCTCCTCTAATATATTGAGTAGTTAAACCATTTGCACTTACCGCTAATGTACCACTTGTTGTAATTGGATTACCAGTAACAGAGAATGCAGCAGGCATCGTGAGGTCGACAGAGGTAACACTACCAGTTGGTATAGTTGGAAATGGTGTAGGAGTTCCTAAACCATCTAAGTAATCTGTAATTGTACCAGTTGGTACATCAAATTTACCATCAAATGTATTCCAATCTGTTTGACTCAAGTAACCATCTGTAGTAGCATCCGCTTGAGTAATTGATATATCAGGGTTAGTACCACCACTTGAAGATAATGGTGCAGTTGCAGTAACATCTTCTACTATTGTTGCTGGTAGTATTGGTATAGTAGGCTTGTTAAGAATCTCACTTAAACCACTTGTAGAGTTCCAGTCGCTATTTACTTGAGCCGCTGGTATTGTTGGCTTATTTAAAATTTGATTGTTTCCGTTTGTTGCATTCCAATCTATAGGTCTTTCAATGGTTTGAAATCCAGCACCAAGATTAGTCCAATACGTAGCATTAGTAGGTAGTATTGAATCATTGTTTGCAATGCATCTGTAGATATTTCCATTATACCATACTACATTACCTATTTGATACTGATTACCAGTTAATGTTAAATGGTCAGTTGAGAATGCAATAGCAGTCATTACACCACCACCACCTCCACCACCAATTGCTACTAATGGGTCAGCCGTTGTACCATTACCAGTTATTGTTACACCATCTACTGCAACCTCAGTCAAGCAAGGTGTGCAAGGTTCAAAGTCAGGTAATGGAATGTCACCAGTAGAACATACATCATAGCACCCATCTTCACTTGAACTAACTACAGATACATCTACATCAACCGCAACACAAGCCCATTCATAGTTAGCAGTCAAAGATTTAATTTCATTGACATAACCATTAGGTATTACCTCATATTGGATAACACCTATAGCTACCTTGAAGTCAGGGTCAGTACCACTTATCAATCTGTAGATACGTGATGCAATCCAATCTTGACTATCCTCACTATCACAAGGTAGATGTGACTTTCTTACTACTGCATAAGCCGTTAATGGAAAGGTAGTTTGATACAATGTTTTGCATCCACTAACCTTTAATGATTCGGTTTTAGTGACTGATACCTTACCACGTTTTGCCCAAAATAGAGTTCCTTGTTTAGCATCGAAATTAGTTACTACTTCTGCTTGACCATTACCAATATAATGTACCCATGCTTTCTCATTACCATTGGCATTAAGTTCACATAGTGGGTATATTTGGTCAAAGATATTAGCAACCTCAACTCTTTGATTAAGTCTTTCTATTATCGTCTTTAGTAGGTTCATTTCAATAATTCGTTTATTACATCAACAACATATTGACCATGTAGTTCTAAGAACTCTTCTTGCTCTATATCTGTAGGTTGAAAGATAGTACCATAGCCTTTAAAGTTTCTATTTCCAAATTGCAATCCATCAGTCTTATCTACCTCTGAATCGGGTAGTGTTACCGATACTGATAGACCATCTTTAATTACCTCTGACTGCAAAAATCCACCAGCCAACTTACCAGTTAATTGAAGTGGTAAAGTAGCTGATGTCTTAGTCTTTAGTTCAGCATAACCACCAGCAAAATATAATGACTTGATTGGTTTTCCTTTCTTAGTTTTTCCCTTTGAATCAATTGTAGGTTTACCAAACTTAAATGATGCTGGTGCATTTCTTACTGACTTAGGGTCAACATAGATAGGTTCAGTTGAATAAGGAAATGTAGGTAAGCTATCCATAGCAGTATTAAATCCACCCTTTTTACCAGTACCAAATATTCTTTTGAACATTACCCTTTTTAAGTTATTACCAGCACGATATAAGGGTACAAATTTAGTTAGCCACTCTTTGTTAAGAGCATCTAATTGTATATTGATTTCCTTAATCGTAGGCATCAGGGTAGTGCAGTTACGTATTTATAATTCTTATTGCAGTCGAAACAATGTCTATCATCGGGCAATCTCATGTTAGTCAACATTGCACTTAACTCTTCATTGTATCTTGTTGCTGCTATATCTCGTGCTTGAGTTATACCTTCAACATTTATTGATACTGATGTGTTAACTCTTTTTGTTGGTGCAATTGTAAGAGCATAATCATATATCTCAATTGCCGTTGCATATGCTAAAGGCATTGCCATCAAACCACCAATGCTACACAACCAACTTTCTCTATCACAATTTACATTGTAAACAAAAGACATTCCTTGAGTATACTTCTTAGATGTCGATGATAAGACATTAAATCCATCAGTAGTTAATTCTATTCCAATAGCATCTACAAATGGGCAAATGTGAGCCTCTTTTAATCGTCCCCCACAATCAGTACAAGCACCTTTCTTGGTAATCATTTTAGTTGTATCATAGAGTGACTCATAGACAAAAGCCAAATCTAACTTTCTACGTTTTGCTTTGAACGTCTTACCTATAAACTCTTCTACTGCTTCGCTCTGATAATCGAATGTATCAATTAACTTTAGCGTTGACATATCAAACACCAATATTTCTACTGGTGTAGACATTGTGTAGATGTCAATCTGTAATTGAGATAAGTAAAAGTTTAAGAATGATGTATTGTTTGGGTCTATCTTAACTCTTATACCAGCATATTTACCAGCACCAAGTGCAAGGTCAACATTGGATGCATTGGTTAATACTTGACCAATTCTTTTATTCTCAATGATGGTGTCTGCTTTCATTGTTGCCTGAAGGCGTGACAAAATATCACTACTTAACTTTCTCCAAGCAAAGGCTCTCTTAGCCTCAAACAATTCTACACCAGTATTGTATTGGTCAGTTATTAATTGACCTAACAGAGTCGTGTTAATGCCTAAATCGTCAATATATAAACCAGTAGTTGGTTCTGAGATTTGGCAGCCTTTCAAACCTAATAGTTTTTCAAAGCACATATTTTAGTTTTTTCAAAGTTATAAAAAAGGGTGGGCAATTAATCACCCACCCCTCAATTTATTGTGATAGTAAATTGTCACCATCTTGACCCAACAATTCATCTAAGTTTTCACTCAGTAGAAATTGTGGGCTATCTATGGGTTTACAATGCTAACGCAATTCACATAGTTCACACCAGCGAATTTATCTCCAGCCTCATAGATGTCAGTTGGCAATGTAACAATCTTACCAGTAGCAGTTACGATAACAGATAAGTTACCACAATCATCTTTAAGGGTAAGGTCAACTGGTACACCAGCAGGAGTAAATGCAATTGTGCGTGAGTAACCAGCACCAACAGATGGTGTAAAGTTTGAATTCCACTCAGCCAAATTGTAAGATAACCATTGGATAGCACCAGCAGTAGTTACCAATGCTTTAGTTTGACCACCTTGTGCAGTTGCAACACGAGCATCATAAGCGAAACCAAAACCATTTTGTTGAGAGATTGCTAAGATATCAATACCACTCTGAGAGCAACATCCAGCCTTAACTGCATTTGCGTAGCGTTGCATTGCTGCACCACCAAATGCAATCGGTGCTGATGGGTAGTTAGCCATTGCAGTAGCTTGAGTGATATCAGCAAGTGCAAATGGGTTAACATCATTTGTACTATCATTGATAGTATTTACTACTAAGCAGTCACCAGTAACGGTATAAAAACCTTCAACATCAGTACCCCAATTACCAATAGCAGCAACTGCTTGTGTAGCAGCAACAGATGCAACTTTTCTATCAATTACATCCATTAGGCGCATAACTGATTCAAGAAAGTATACACTATTGTCTTGACAATGACGAGCAATATCAGCACCTGAAATTAATTGGGATGCTTGATAAGTATCAGTAGTCTCTAAGGTGTAAGTTGTTGTAGTGTCACCATATACATTAGTAGCAGTACAATTCATAATTTCTGCACCCTCTTCTACTTCAGTTTCGGGTAGACGTTGAATCCATCGTGCTTCAACGGTTCTTAGTTTTCCGTTTCCAGTAGAAACTTCTTGACGGATTAATTTTACGTTTTCAGGAGAGTTAAGATACTCAAGAAAAGGTAAAGACTCACGTTGACCAACTTCAATGAAGAGTTGACCTAATGGCATTTGAATGTTTGGACATTCCGATAGTATACGAGAAATTGACATTGTTAGTCGATTTAAAAGTTAGATTAACACTAATTCAAGGTTGTGCTATACACCTACTTTTTGGTATCGTGTTAGAGTCACGACTGACTACTTTGTCTTTTTGCGTGGTAAAGATAATACTTTTTTTAATTACCAAACATAACAAGGTCTACTTCCGTGCAAGGGTAAGTAGATAGATAATGAATATCTAACTGACCTCTTAGTAACTTATCCGTGTACCCCTTTTCTATATTTGAGGTGCTAACCTTGTCTCAACAATCTATCTAATGTTAGTCTTTATAAGTAACCCAATTAACTACTAAGGGATTGATACCCTCTTGCACTTGGTCGATGTTGACACCTTGTAAGTCATTGCATCTACGTAGCCATTGTTTGTTGGTCTATTTAACGTAGTTTTTGATTGGTATTCCTACCCTATACTCAGGTCAGTTCGTAACGTATCAACTGACTCAGTAGGACTTAGTAAAAATAAAAAAGCCCTGACTGGTGCGACAATCAAGACTTTTAAACAAGGTAAGTTAATCCCTCAAAGTTCTTACGATAGTCGCACCCATCTGTTACAAAGATAAAAAATAAATTAATACCACAAAAAAAAGGGTAACATTTCTGCTACCCTTCCCCCATTTACTTAATCTTCGCATAAAAAGTAAACCACTATGAACAAACAAATATAATAAATTACATTCCTAAAAAACGTGGATTAACAGATTTTGTTTTGTTAGATTGTACTGGTTCAATAGCTGGAATGTAAGCACCTCTTTGATTTATAGGTTTACCTTGATGAACATTCTTTTGGATGATACCAGCATCAGTAGCTTCTTTTAAAAGTACATCTGAGATACCCAAAAATGAACCAGCCTTTGCAGTTGACTTAAGACGTTCACCACTCTTCTTATCTTTAACAATTGCGTTACCATCATCTTCTAAATCTATCACATACTTTTCTGCAATGACAGATTTGAAACCACGTAGAGTAATGTCACTAACTGATGGGTCAATCTTGATAGCAGTAAGTTCTTTCTCAAAGATTGAGTTGATTGAATTAACCTTAGTCTCTTCTTTTACTTTCTCTTTGTACTTTTCAAACTGAGTCATTACATCTTGACGTGCTGAGTCGACATCATTGTGTTTCTTTTCAAGTGACTTATACTTAGACTCCCATTCTTTGATTAAGGTCTCTGAGCCGTTACCTGATGCTCTCTTTTCCCATTCCTCACGTTGTGCTTCAAAGGATTCTTTAGCACGTTCAGATGCGCTCCTAAGTACCTCTTCTACTTTCTTATCTTTGAAATCGTCCTCAGTAAGTACAATACCAAATGGTTCAAATGCTTTACGTGCAACATTGGTAATGCTACCAGTAACACGACCTATCTTAGAAGATAGTTCCTCACTTTTTATCCATTGTGCTGTAAATTTTTCCTTCGCTTCCTCTATTGATTCTGCGTTTTCGAGGTTTAGGAACTTCACCAGTTCCAATGCTTCTGCTTCCTTCATTGTTATTTATATTTAGTTCAATTGGTTTAAGTTCTAATTTGCGACCTCCATTATATATTAAGAGTTCAGCAACCATATTAGATACCTTTTTGATATCTCCATCAGGTGTTACTATTAAGTTCATAATTCAAAGATAATAAAATTTTGATTGTGTTATATTGGTGTAAATCCTTCAGCTTTTGCCCTTGCCTTAACTGATGGGTCTACAAATTCTGCTTCTATTGGTACAAGGTAATGTCTGCAATTCCAACCACCAACAAAAGTAAATATTGACTTAGCATCAGTACCATCAATACGACCAGCCCATGTACCATCTTCAATATCATCAATACCTCCTGAGTTAATACCTCTACCCCATTGTTCAATCTCATCTCTATGGAATACTTGACCTTCACGATGCTGACAAAATGGTCTTGTAGTTGGTATCTCACCGCCTAAGTATTCAAAGTAGATAGCACCAATGGTTTCATTTACCGCTGC